AACATAACTTATAGTAATGGTGATTCTCTGATTGTATCATTTGATGGTCCTTTTGTAGGCGTAGATGCATTTACGGATTATTCAGAAATTACAACACCGAATCAAACGGATAATGATTATCTGATTACTAATATTAGATGGTCTAAAGATTTTCAAACTTGGTCACCGTGGATATTAGTTTCAAGGAATCCTGATGGTACAAAGAATTTTCCATCAATAGATTTTGAACAAAGTCCAAATGTATATTTAGAACTTAAATTTATACGAGTATCTGCACCAGAACCACCAACACCTAATCAGGTGTCTATAAATTCAGTTACATTCGATTTTGATTTAATATCAAAAGAATCAGCGTTCAATCCACCACCTGCAAAAATATGTCCATCTGGAGATTATTATAAAGGTATAAAGGTTGATTGTGAAGATGGTACATTATTTAGAGTATATGATTTAATGGCTCCAGCAGTTGCACTTAATCGAGAACTTGCATTAACCGTTAGTGAAATGTTCGGACATCAAGTTTGCTACTTTAAAACCGCAGTAGATGAACGAACGAAAGATGTTATATTAAAAGAATATTCACTTTATAACGTGTCAGATATTAAGAATATACGCGTGGTGGTTCCTGACAATGCATTTCCAGATAACAAAATAATGTTTACTCCATTTGATATGGACTTTGAATCACCATTCGAAGTTCATATAGTAAAGGAAGATTTTGAAAGAGCATTTGGTTATTGTACAAGGCCTGAAGAGCGAGATTATTTATACTTTCCATTAGAGAATAGGATATATCGAGTAGAATCTCCATATCTATACAAAGACTTCATGAGAGACGGAGTCTATTATAAAGTTAATTTAGTTAAATGGCAAGATAGTTCTAATATGTTAGATATTGGAGCAACCGGAGATCAGGCAGCTGCAATCATAGATCCTATCGCACAAAACTTTGATATTTTTAACGAAGAGAAAGAAAAGGAATTTACTCAAATAACTAAGCCTTTACAATACAATACATTAAACGTAGGCAGATACGATTTTGTTAGAAGCGATATAAATGAAAAGTTAGATATTTCAAAACATGATATTAATAACTACTTTACTATCGTTGCAAAATACGCATACGACTTAAATTCAGTTGATTATAACGATTTAGCAGTTAAATATAAAACTAAGGTAGATATAGCAGAAACCGAAGATAGAGTTTATACATTTTGGTTTAGATCAAATAGAACTGTTTTTGAAAATACTGAGATTGGCGCAACTGCTGTTAATATAGACACAAACGGCATGTTATATGATACTGTTATCGATGGTACTGATGATCTAGGAAATGGAATCCAAATCAATTTACAGTATAACGACACCAATGGTAATAAAAAATATGTAACTAAAGGATTTGAAGTTAAGGTAAACGGAACTTCATACGACTTTAATGAGAATTATTTGCAACCATGGCCAGGACAACAATTTCCTAATCTATTGATAGATGCAAATCAGTATGACCAAAACTTATTAGTTGATTCTCGTAAGTGGTTTGCGGTTGTACTAAATATATCTAATAAATATCAAACAATGAATTTGAATGTATGGGAAATGATATTCGACGCAAATAAACCTGCGTATGTTCAACAAACAACTCAATTGAAATTAATATTTGGCGAAACAAAGGAGTTTACAAAACAAGCAATACAACCTAACAGTTTTTATAAACTTAAAGGTGCACCAATACAATTAACTAATATAAGAATTCTAACGGAATTGATAAATGAAGAAAATCAACCATTGATGTTAAACCGATATACCGTACGAGATAATCAATATGCGAGAATGATCGATAATGCATTACCACCGTTACAAATGACTCGAGAACCAGTTAGATAACTTTAAAAACCAATAATATGGCATTAAACAATGAACAAAAAGATGAGGCTAGAGATAGCTTAAAAGAATTATTAGATGAGGGTAAAAACCTGCCAATAATTAAAGAAGGAGATTTGCCATCATTTCATAGTGTAGAAAAGTACACATATAGTGAATCTAAAGGAAAGTCGGTTGCAGCTGCAAAGAAGATGATGCAATCAGTTATGAAATTATATCTGAGTCAGGAAATTATTGAACAGAATGAATATGTTCGAATGAAGCAGCAGATTGAAGAAATGCAATTAGCAACATTAATCAATCAAATGCATCAAATGGAACATTCGATAGAAATGTTAATGAGAACTATAGAATCTGGAGAATTAACTCCTAGGATGTTCGAAGTTTTAGCTGGATTACAAAAAACCATGCTAGAAATAAATAAACATGCAACATTACATATAATGGCGTCAGAAGAAGGTATGAAAAAACTTAAGCATGACATAGACATATATAGCGATCAAACAACTATCATAAAGTCTAAAGACGATGAAGCGATAACAGCTAGAGGAAATCGAGATTTTATGAAAGGTATCCAAGAAGAAATGCAAGATATCGAATTTAACGAAGACGAATAACCTAATGAGTGAACTAACCGTAAAACGATTTGAAGAACCTAATAACGACGACAATAGAATTGTATGGACTACTAATAAAGTCCAGAAAGCTATCGAATCGATGGAGCTTGGGTATCAGGTAGCACATGCACCATTTTACGAAGGGGATATTAATTACAGAAAAGGAAATACCGTATTTGATTATTCTGAAGCTGAAGTTGACGAAATAAAACGATGTGCTAGAGATATTGTTTATTTTGCAAATAACTATTGCCACGCAATGACAGATGAGGGTGTTCGAAAAATAACATTGCGTCCATACCAGGCCGAGATGTTAGAGCAGTACCAACAAAATCGATGGAACGTATGTTTAGCATCCAGACAAATTGGTAAAACCATTTGTTCCGGTATATTTATTGCTTGGTATTCGTTATTCAACTTTGATAAAAACGCAATGATAATGGCTAACAAAGGAGCTACGACTAAAGAGATCCTTATGAAAACCAAGCATATATATGAAAATCTTCCATTCTTTTTAAAGCCTGGTATTATGAAAAAGGATGTCATGGAGATGAGGTTTGATAATGGTTGCAGAGTTATTGGTCAGAATACAACAAAGACTGGTGGTATATCATTTACAATTCATTTATTATATTTAGATGAGTTTGCTCATATTATGCCAAGTATCATAAATCCTTTTTATGAGAACGTATATCCAACACTATCATCATCTAAGATATCCAGAGTTATCATAACATCTACACCTAATGGTTATAATAAGTTTCATGACATCTACCAAAATGCAGTAGAAGGCAATAATGAATACACACCGTATAGAGTCGATTGGTGGCAAGTTCCTGGAAGAGACGAAGACTGGAAGGCACAAGAAATTGCGAATTTAGGTACAATCGAAGCGTTTAACCAACAGTATAATAATCAATTCTTATCTGCGTCTTCATTGTTATTGAATTCGGTTGAAATGAAAAAATTAAAAAGTTCTGAAAAGGAATTTGTATTTAAAGAGTTCGATGCATTAGATGACCTTGGTATAGATTACTCATGTTTTAAATGGGATCCTGATATTGATGTAGATATGTTAGATGGAAAACAAGATTTTTATTTGTTCTCAGTGGATTTAGCTGAAGGCGTAGGAAAGGATCATACAGTATGTAATGTATTTCAAGTATTGCCTACTGACATTAAATATCATAGAGATTTAGTTGCACCTAGTGATATAACTGACTTTTTTAAACTTGAACAAATTGGCATATTTAGATCGAACGTGCATTCATTAAAAGATTTTAGCATGATTTTATATGAGCTTTGTGTAAATATATTCGATCAAGAGAATTTAAGATGTATAATTGAATACAATGCATTTGGTCAAGAAATAATAAATAATCTAATTGCATTGTATCCAACTAGAAATGACTTTGACGAGGAGATATTAGTAAAATATGCACATCGAGTAGGATCTAAAATTAAAAAACCAGGAATCAAGATTAATCGAGATAACAAAAGAATACTTACAACAAAGGTTAAGAATTATATACGTAATAATAGAATGATCGTAAAAGACATAAATACTGTTAGTGAAGCATCTATGTTTTCTAGGAATGAAAATGGTACATATAGTGCCCAATCCGGCAACGATGACTGTATGATGACTGTTGTCAATGCGTGTAGTTTTTTTGATACAGTTGATTATTCTGAAACGGTCGAGGAGTTATTCGATTTTGTAGATGAAATATATAAAACAGAAATAGAAAAAACATTAGAACTTAGTGGAAATCTGTCAGGCGATTCTTTTAATATATACGATATTATGGATGGGCATAAAACATAGAAGCTAAGGGATATATAATTAAAATAAAAAAAACTTTACGAAAATGGCTTTACCAGCGAATATTCAACAATTTAAAAGTTCAGGTGTGTATCGTTTAGAATTTGATAAGTCTCAACTTATTAACATTCCGACCGAAACCATTAGACTAGTTATTGGGTACTCTAATAAAGGACCTTTCAATACACCAATTTTTGTTCCAGATGTACAATTCTTTAACGATGTATTTGGCGCTATTGATAACGGACTTGAGTTAAAAGGATCTTACTTTCACAGATCTTGTTTAACTGCTTTAGATAGAGGACCGATCATTGTATTAAATTTATTAAACCTAGATGATTCAGTTACATCTGAATTCAGAGCATTAAGTTCTCAATCGGATTTAGCAAATCATCCAGAAGGTGCTGCACCTGTCTCAGAATTCTTTAACCAAGATAAATTTTGGTTTATTGAAGATGACTCAGTTATATTAGCAATCAACAACTATGATGGACAAAAATCAACATTATTTAACTTGGCAAACGCTGGAAAAAAAACAGTATCGGTTTTTGTTACTAAATCATCCGTTGGCGGATTTGATGTTAGTGCAGAGGAATGGTACGGGAGTGGAAATGTACCACCTTTCTTAGATAAATCAAGTTGGATAAGTGATTTCTTAGTAAGAGTTATTATATTAGATGGAGATTTTAGTGATTATCTAGCACTTTCAATAGATCCTATATATGGAAGTTTATTCGACGTTAAAGGACTAAAAGCTAATGTTCAAGATGCATTCGGCAATTCAGCAAATGGATTAGATAAATTATTACAACTACCTGAGGTTACTACTCTTGCAGAATACACAGGTTCTTTAATACCTGAATTCATCGATAAAGATGGAACTAATCTATTTATAGAAGACATTATTAATAATGGAACTTCTAAAACCGGTTTAGTTTGCGCGATTAATCAAGATTGGTATTATGATAATCCTGAGTTAACTCCAAACGCAATGGTTGATGGACTTCAAATAGATCTTATCGGCCACGGATTAGAGAAAAATGTTAATGGAGTATCAGTTTTAGATTTTCTTTCATATTATGGTTCTCTTAATTCATTGCAACCTTACTTACAACTAGATTATAATTGGGGTGGTGCTACATCTTCTGTATCTACATATCTTTTTGATGGAACTGGTGCAACAGAATATACAATCCGTCAATCAACTGCATATGCAGCATTAGGAATGACTGGTGGAGCTGATGAAATAGATATATACGGACCATTGAATCCTGACGTTGGTGCAACGGCTTCTTCATTTTGGTCATTAAGTCAACAAAGCGATTTCTTAGCATTCGGTACTTCTTTAAATACTGGATCATTTATATCATGTGGGTATACTGGAGCAAGCGCTGCAACATATCCATCAGAATTATATAATTATGCAAGAGTTGCAGAAGTAACAAAATATAACGATTCTGGTTTAGGTATTGATAAACTTAGAATACGAGTTGAATACCTAGATGGAGCTGGGTTATTGAATGCATATTCTCCAGCTGGAGGAACGGGTGAAGGTGTGGTATTCTCATTAGGATATGCTGCTGGATCAACTGGTGGTGGAAGTCCATTAGGAGTTTTAGAAGTTATACCATCTATTAATTACACTGTTAATCCAAGTACATACGAAATTATGTATGGTGGACCTGCATCTCAATTAGGTAAAGATGCTATTGGTGGAATAATTACTACTGGCGATAAAATTCAAGGTGTATATGCTGGACCATTAAACCCAATCAGAGTTGAAACTCAATCAGAAAATAACATTTATGATTTTACAGGTAATACTGTTACAACTTCGTTAGGCGTAGGTGCTTCTGCAGTTGAATTAATACTTTCACACGATGTAGTAAACACTAAAGTTAGTGCGTATACCGATGATACATTCGGAACGTTAGCTCCTATTTTAGGTGCATCTGCTGGATTTAGAGATCAATTCATTGCAATTCCACAAAATGGTGCAACTGGTGCTACATATAACGAATCAGTTTATATTGCAACACTCGAAGGAAATATCAATGAGGTATTCCCGATAGTTAATGCAAATGTAATTGCTCCAAACAAAGTTACTTTAGGAACAGTTGGAACAACTGCTGGACAAGCCTTTATTGGCCAAATTCAAGTTGGACAATTTATGGTGAGAGGTTTTGAATCAGTTATTGGAAGCGGTGATTATAACGTAAATACCGATCCACGAACCGGAACTTCAAGGTTAACTAGAATTAAAACTGCATCTTATGATGGAACTTTAGGTTCTTCAACATACGGATACTTTATTATAGAAACTTTCGAGGCAATGTTCTTGAATCCAGCAATTGGAACTGGCAATGCTACTGCAGTTGAACGATATACATCTATCGATGATTTCGTAGACTACTACACAGTTAGTGCACTTACTGGATATACAATACCATCTAGCGCTAAACCTGATGGAACTAACACAAGAATGAATGATATACTAGATGTAATGTATAACACAAATATCGCAGAATCACTTGCCGATAGAGATGCTATTACATTCAGATATTTAGTAGATACCTTTAATAATGGTATTGAACCATCTTCAAAATCTAGATGGTCTAAACTTGCGTTTAATAGACAAAATGCATTTGCGATTCTTAATGCTCCTTCTATAAAGGAATTTAAAAATTCGACAAATCCAATGTTTAAATTCGATTCTACATCTACATTCAATCCTACATATATAGGAACTGGTGGTAATTTAGCATTGAATCCAACTAACGTATATACTTTACCAAGTATTGCAGATGGAGCTAATTATTGTGGATTCTATACTCCAAACTTGAGAGTTATTGAACGAGGTAAAACAAAACTTGTTCCACCTGCTGCACATGTATCTAACTTATATATTGATAAATATAATTTAGCGCAACCTTGGTCTATTATTGCTGGACCTAGGAGAGGCGTTGTTGCTGGAACTGGTGTTGCAGGAGTTGAATATGAATTTGACAGAAGAGCACTCGATTCAATCGAACCATTTGGTTTAAATGCCATTATAAACAAACGAGGATTTGGATTAGTAATTAATGCTAACCAAACAGCACAGCAAACTGTTAAAAGTGCGCTATCCCAAATCAGTACTAGAGAATTACTTATCTATATTGAAGATGGAATCGCTGAAATTCTTAAAAATTATCGTTGGGAGTTTAACACTGCTCAAAACAGATTAGAGATCAAAACATTATCTGATACCTTTATGTCTCAAATCTTAAACGATGGTGGTCTTTACGACTTTAGTAATGTAATGGATTCATCAAACAATACAACAGAAGTTATTGATAATAACATTGGAATTATCGATACATACGTAGAACCTGTAAGAGGAATGGGTATCTTGGTTAACCGAGTAACTATACTTGCAACTGGAGCTATTCAAGCTGGAAATTTCTAAAAAAACTAAAGACTCTCTGGTTCTCCAGAGAGTCCTAAGTAAATGGATATATAAAATAAATAAAAAAAGAAAATATTATGGCAGGATTACCACATTTTACAAATTCAATAGCCTCTACTAACTATTACGAACCGTTTTATACAAATTTGTTCGAAGTTAGTATTATACCTCCTTCTAGTATTGCTGGTGGCGAAATGCTTCTAGAACATGTTTCGAAGATCGGCGGGTTAAGTAACGAAAAGATGGAAGGCGTTGCTGAACAAAAATACAAATTTGCAACTAGATCTTTTGCAAAATCAATGCCTGATTCTACAACAGTAGATTTAGCAGTAGATTTTACATTAAACCTTAACGATGCAAATGAATTGTATATTTACAAAACTTTAAGAGATTGGAACAGATTAATCTGGAATCCTTTGACTGGTGAACAAGGATTAAAAAGTCAGTATGTTGGAACCATCGTAGTTTCAAATTACAATAGAGCTGGCGATATCTTCTGGCAAAGAACCTTTTATGGATGCTTTCCAACTGGTGCTGAATTGTCAGCAGGTGCAGAACTTGCTTATGAAACTGGCGACGCAGCTACATTGTCAATGACTTGGCGATCAGATTGGTGGAGTGAAGATATGGTATAGATGTTATACACATAACCTTAATGTTTTCTTTTGAATATTCCGAACGAATGATATCCTTATGGGTATCATTTGTTGTTTGTATAGAACTGATAATATGAGTAAAAATTTGATTTACTAGTTGGTGCGTGTTGAACTATCGATTCATTAGTGTGTATTATATATGATCCATTATATCAAAAACTTGACCATATTGAATCGTTTATTAAATCAATAAAAAAACCTAGATAATGATGATATATATAATATTATAATAATCAAGTAATATGATAATCAAAAAAAAACAACACTATGGCAAAAGACAGGAAGATTCAAGTTCTTCTGGATAGTGATGACGAATTAAAATTAAATAGAATAATAACATCCGTATCTATGCATCAAGGAAAGTTAATTGCAACATCTAGCTATGTACGAGATTTAATTTTACATCACATCACACAATACGAAGGAACTCAAACTTCTTTTGTAAACAAACAAGTACAAAAGATTTTAGAAGATCACAAAAAAATAACTAACTCAAAAAATATAATAACATGAGCAAACAAGAAGAACAAGATTTTGAAGACGCTGCAAAGCGCGATTTAGAAAAAAGAGAAAAAGAATCAGGTTTATTTGATCAAACCGCAAAAGATAGAGCTAAACAAGATGAAGATTTAAGTACAGAGGTGGTACATACATCTCTCGGTAAAAGTTCAGATTGGCAAACAAAAAATCGAGATACTGGATCTGAATTTAAACTCGGGTGGCATAATATCCCAGTATCAAACTTTCCTTCTGCAGGAATATTTTATCCAGAAGATGTAAAAGTACAAATTAGAGCTGCTACCGTAAAAGAAATTAGACAATTCTCAGTTGTAAGCGATGATGATCCATTTTCAATAGATGAAGGAATGAACCATATAATGAGCTCATGTGTCAATGTAAATATCAAAGGAAAGATATCGAACTTTAAAGATATTTTAGAAGAGGATCGAATATTCGTGGTATTAGCAGTTAGAGAATTAACATTTAAAGAAGGTGAAAACCGAATGGAGATCCCTTATGAATGTAACGATTGTGGCCATGAAGGCAAAATGGGATTCACTAATGCTAATTTAAGGCCTGGAAAAATCAAAGATGATATAATGAAATACTTTGATTATGACGAAAAAATATTCAATGTAAAAACAAAGAGTTCTGGTACTTTAACTTTAAAACCACCAACTATCGGAGTAATGAGAGTTATAACTGATTGGATAAAAGATAATACACAAACTGAAGGTCAACGAAAAAGAATAGATAAAGGTTTTGTTAAATGTTTACCATTTATTGCTAATGATTGGAGAGGATTTAAAAAAGAAAAAATAAAAGATATACAAGTCGATTTTATGAGTTGGGACTCAACTAAATATTCTACATTCTTTAATGTAGTTGATATGATTAAAGTTGGTGTTGACGCAGAATGTCACGATTTATGTACAAGCTGTGGTTCGGAGGTACACAGCGCCATCATGTTTCCCGGAGGAGTCAAATCTCTTTTCGTTGTTTCAGATCTCTCTGAAGAACTTCTTTAAGGTACAAACTCAACTTTTATATCACTTACGTTTACAACCTAGTGAAGTAATGGATATGCCATACTATGAGTTTGAATATATACTAGAGAATCTAATAGATATATTAGAGAAAAAGAAAGAAGCTGAAGAGGGTGACGGTGAATCTCAAACAGAACAACGAGATTCAATGATGTCGAAAGCTAAGGGGATGATGCCTAAAATGCCTAGTATGGGTAGTTATGGTGGCGGTATGCCTAGTTTTCCTTCAATGCCTTCTGGGTTAAAAATATAAAACAATGAATGGCTCAGCCAAAGAATATTAATAATGCTATATTAGATGTTCTTTCATCTATCGATGCTAAATTAGACAAATCGGCAGAGTCTGTCTCTAAATTAAATACTAATTTACAAGGTATGGCTCAAACCGGGGTTGTAAGCGAAAAGGAGTATGAATCCTTTTCGAAACTATTTGGAGTCTTGGCCAAGGGTATTACATCATTAGTAAAGTCATTCTTGGCCAAGGGTATTACATCATTAGTAAAGTCATTAGAAAAGGTTAGTCCAAAAACTGGTGAAAAATTTAAAAACCTAATATTAAGTATTGGAGAATCGATCGAAGAATTCTTTTCTAAAGTTGATGAGAAGCAGGTAAAGGCCTTCGCTGATATGATGTCTGGTTTAGGTAAAGGTATATTTTTATATGCATTAGCCATGACAGCCTCGCTTCCATTTTTAATATTAGCTCCAATCTCGGCCTTCTTATTTGGCATATCTTTGAGGATATTGTTCAAATCTATGGGAGCGGTTGGAGCTAACGAAGAAGAAGCTTATCAAAAACTAGTCGTGATGATAGTATTACTTGATTTTGCTAAAGGGATAATGCTTTATGGATTAGCTATGTTGGTTGTAACAATATTAGCCCCAGCTATGTTAATAGGCGCTTTTATATTTGGGTTATCTATCAGAATATTAATGGCGACGATGGGAGTAGTTGGCGATACTAATGAAGCCGCTGATAAGTTAATAGTGATGATAGTGATACTTGATATGGCCAAAGGGATAATGCTTTATGGATTAGCTATGTTAGTTGTAACGATATTAGCCCCGGTTATGTTAATAGGTGCGTTAGTATTCGGACTATCTGTTCGTCTTTTGTTATGGGTAATGGGAGCAGCTGGTGATAACGCTAAACAAACCGCTAAAGGAATGTCTTCGATATTAGACATGGCCAAAGGTATAATGCTTTTCGCATTGGCCATGTTAGTTGTTTCTATTTTATTCATTCCAGTATTATTTGGTGCAGTGATAGTTGGTGTAGCTATTAGATTACTGTTATGGATCATGGGAGCTTCCGGCGATGATGCGGATAAAACTGCTAAGGGAATTAAGTCTATATTAGATTTATCTAAAGGCATATTATTATTTGCTTTAGGCTTAACTTTAGTAGCTATTTTATTCATTCCGGTATTATTAGGTGCAGTGATATTCGCAGTAGCTATATGGATTATTTCATTCGGTCTTGAATATGTTCAATCCAAGGAAGCTAAACAAGGTGTTAGAAATCTTCTTATATTAGGGTTAGCTATTTTATTATACGCATTAGTTTTTGCATTATTTGATGCTATTGTTACATGGGGAGCATTACTCAAAGTTGGAGTAACTCTTGCCGGAATAGCTCTTATAATGTGGTTCGTTGGAAAAAAAGCTAAAGAAATCGAAAAAGGCGCTATTGCAATGACTATAGCTGCAGCTCCAATTTTGCTGATTGCGATAGCGATGGCTATATGGAAATCTGCAGAAGTTGATTGGATGGATATTGCAAAACTTGCAGCAACCGTAGTAGTTATTGGACTTATTGGAGCGATTGCTGGATTAGGACCTATACCGGCGTTCATAATGGCTGGATCTGCTGCATTGATTGTAGCTGGAGCTGCAATACTATTAATTGCAGTCGCAATGGCTATATGGACCGCAGCAGATGTTGGTTGGGAGGATGTTGGAATACTAGGAGCAACCGTTCTAATGATTGGAGTCGAAATGGCTCTTTTAGGATTGGCATCTCCGTTTATATTGGCTGGTGCATTTGCAATGGGAGTTGCCGCAATTCCGTTAGTTTTAATAACCGGTTCACTTGCGGTATTCAAAAGTATCGGTTGGAAAGAAGCCGATGGCGATATGCTAATAAATGCTTTAGATTCAGTAGTTGCTGGATTCTTAGGAGGTAGAATGCCTGGAGGTATATTTGCGATGATTGCATTTGCGGCAAAGGCTGCAGCTAGAGCAGTTTTAATGCTTGTTACAATACCGCCATTTATACTTGCAGGACTTGCATTAATTCCAATCGCAAAATCTTTAAAAATGTTCAAGGAGGCTAAATGGACACCTGCAGATTCTGTTAATATGGAAGGAGTAATGGCAGCGATAATAAGTGCGTTCTCATTGCCTGGAGATTATGCAAGACAAAAAGAATTAGGTATATACACAAATCCATTTATGTTAATGATGGGTATATGGGCGCTAAAAGATGCTGGTTCAACTATGGCGAGTTTAGCTGAAGGAGTTCAAGCATTTGCAAATTTAACTGTACCTATTTATGGTTGGGTTGATGCTGAAGATGGTTCTGGTGGTTCTCTACAAATTGTTGAAAAACGACAAATGTCCGCTGGTGATTTTAAACTTGCTGGTGAAGGAATGGCCACAGTAATCGGAGCAATTGCTGCACCTCTCGCAGCAGTTGGTAGATTAGAAGCTGGAGGAAGCTCAGGTAATCCAATATTAGATGCTATATTTGCAGGAAACTTTGTATCTAAAGGTGTTAGTGCACTAAGAAATGCTGGAGATACTATCGTTGGATTAGCTGAAGGTGTACAATCATTTGCAAATCTTACTATTCCGGTTTATGGTCTTGTTACAAGTACCGATGAACAAGGAAACGAAAACACTAAACTTGAGGTTATTGAACGGAAGACAATGACCACAACTGATATTCAACTTGCAAGTGACAATATATCTTTAGTTATAGGAGTAGTAGCAGAAGCTCTTGCAGAAGTTGGTAGAACTGAAGCTAATTCTTCTGGATGGTTTTCTGGTGGATTTGTCTCTAGAGGTGCTAAAGCACTAGCCGGAGTTGGAGATAATATTAAAGCAATTGCTGATACGGTTAAAGGATATGCAGATTTAACAATATTCCCTATGGAACTTATTAATGCAGGAACAAAAGATGCTAAATTAGTACCAGGCAAGCCGATCAAATTAACGAATGCCGATCTAGAAGCTGCTGCAAGATCATTAAGTAAGGTATTAGGAATTGTTGTTGACGCTGTTGCACAAGTCGGGAAAGATGAAGCTGATACCAAAGGATGGTTTTCTGGTGGATTTGTGTCAAAAGGACGAGATGCATTAGGTAATATTGGATTAAATATTAAAGCAATAGCTGATGCGGTAATAGGTTTCGCTACGGCATCGTTCACACCAATGGGCCCAGATAAAGACGGAAACCTTGTAGCTATTGGACCGAGTGTTAGACTAGGTAAAACTGAACTTAAAGCAGCTGCTACCGCATTAGGTGAAGTTATATCGTTAATGGGCTGGGAGGTTTACTGGTTTGGTAAAGACTTTTCAAACAAAATGTGGGCATTAGAAGCCGCAGTAGAAGCTAATAATGTTGTAACTGATGTTGTTAGCAAAGTCCAAGGAGCTATTAAGAAAATGGAAAAGATTACGATGGATGTTGCGACTGAATACGTTGCTAAAATGAATATGATTTTTACAGGAGTATATAACATATTTTCTCCTGAAAATGCACCAGGAGCCGCAACATCTGCGATATTCTTTAATTTCTTCTCTAAAAAGATGACCATGATAGCAGAAAACGCAGATGGTATTCAAGGCGCTGGTAAAGGGTTTGGAGATATGGCAACAGCATCAACAAAATGGGTTTCTAGTATTAACAAAATCGATATGAAACGGTCTAATAGTGCTAAATGGCTTATTAAATCAATGACGGTTCCTGATGCCTGGAAAGGTTCTAAAATAATAGCATCGAGTACAGTAAAATTAAAGGAACAAATTAACGGTATAGATATAGACAGACTCAAAATATTGAATTCATTAATGCAGGCATTAGCAACATTAGGAAGTACAGATGTCGGCCTAGATAAATTAGGTGAAGAAATAGGTAATGGAATGAAAGAAGGTTTTGAACTACTTGCAGAGTATTTAGCTGAGTTAATATCCCAAGGTGCTGGTGGCGGTGGCGGTGGTATGCTTAGTGGTATTACTGATTCAGTGATGGGAGCAGTTGGTCTCGGCGGTGCTCCAGCAGCACCAGGAGCTGCAGCTGCACCAGGAGCACCACCAGCACCACCAGCTGGAGATATAGTGAAACAACTTAAGCAAGCATTAATGAATACGTTATTAACCGTTAAAATAAAAGAATAATTGAAACTTTTTATAAGAAATTGCATATAATAAATAATTAATAATAATATTTAAGTTAGGTCTATTTAATGGCAAAAGAATATTTTACAACAAGAGAAATGAAATCAAAGAATGGTTTTGTTTATCACGAATTTGATAATATCAAAGAGTCTTCTTTGTTATCTGATATACATGTGGGAAAACGAGTTATGGTTGCAGGATTTAAAGTAACTAAAAAATTCTATCTTAAACGCATTCATGAGCCAGGAGCTCCAGGATATCCACAAAAAACGTATTCATTAACAACTAATCATGGAACACGTAGATGTTTCAATGAGAATTCGTGTAGATTACATCCTGCAGAATATAAAAAAGGACAACGATGGAAAAGATGATATACTTAACTTCTGATACGTATTTTGGTAGATTCACATCAGCAAAGGACAGATCTATTGATCCAGAAAAATATAACCAAGAATTAATAGACAAGTGGAATTCTATTGTAAAACCGTCAGATATCGTTTGGCATCTTGGTGGTTTTAGTTGGGATATGTTAACAGCAGAATATGTTATACCCAAATTAAATGGAATCATTAATATCATTATGGCACCTACTGATGAGTGTCAAAAGGATGTATTTCATATTCATGGAATACCAACATATAAAGGATATTTTGAATTGATTGGACATAATGTAGTATTATCGCATTATCCTATGGTCAATTGGCCAGGAAAAGATGAAGGAACTATGCTTATACATGGATGCAATAAAGAATATAAAGCAGAATTACATAAAGAATTGAGATTCAATGTTAATTGTGATTTATGGTCATTAGGTCCAGTATCATTAAAAACACTTAAAGAAGTAAACGAACTTATACATGATGAAAGGTAAAATGTTAACATAAAGTTAACATTAAAAGTTTTTTTTATTCACAAAAAAGTATTATATTTAACTATAACAAAATAATAATAACATCAAAACAAAAAACAAATTATGGCAAACTCATTAAAAACACTAGGCGAAGATTTTTCTAACACACGTTCAGAAAAAACATTTAACGAACTTTATAACCGAATCAAACCTGGACTATTAAATTACATCAATAAAATAACACGAGATCGTGCTGCAGCCGAAGATTTATTCTCTATGACAATGGCTATTGTATATAATAAAATACACCAGTTCAAACCAGAATATCACATATCAACATGGATATATCGAATAGGTTACCACGAAGCAATCATGTTTTTAAGAAGAAAAAAACGAGCAGCAACAACTAATTTCTCTGTATTCGATTCTTATTACGAAAACGATCGAATGACCGATAAAATAATGTATAACACTATCGAAAATGGTGCAATTGAAGAAGACTTTATAACACTCCAAGAACGTGAATATGAGATGCAAGAGAAACATCAAATTATATTAGATTCAATCGAAACACTGGATCCATTATATAAAGAAATCGTAAAGGATAGATTAGTTAAAGAAATGAAATATAGTGATATTTCTAAAAAACACAAATTACCTTTACATACTGTAAAAAATCGAATTGCTAGAGGTAAACGAGCTCTTCGATCTAATCTAACCGAGTTACAAAACTAAACAAATAAATATAATGAAACAACCAACACTTGGAACTAATATAGCAGACTGGAAAGAATATTGGGATCACTTTGATATTGATCTATATGTAAAGTATTTAATAGCAAAAACAAACACTGAATATGAAAAAAGATAACATGGTACTCGATGCATTGAAATGGTTAATGCATCCATTCGATTGGCCGATGGAGGTCAGGGATGAATACAAAAATTGGTACATCATCAAAAAAATGTGTCAAGAACCTGGAGTTCAATCAATGTTTAAAAAACATAAGCCGGAAATCAGATTTGATAAAAAATATAAGCTTTATACGGTTATTAATATACCAACTGAATTATATGATAAACAACATGAACAATCTCGAGAAACATTTCTTATAGATGAACTTCGTAAAATTGAAACTACCACATTAAAACTAGGTGTAAGTGAAATATTATATCCAGAATATGCGATCATTACAGATATACCAGAATCTTTTGCATATTTACTAACTATGGATACTGATAGAGATTCCATGAAATTAATGCCAGCATTGAAATGGCTATTCAAAGCATTCTTATGGTTTTTGATGATATCCGCCTTTAATGCAATTATTGCTAACACAACAGGCAATTCAATCATCGGTTGGATTACCTCATTATTCTAAAAATATGGAAAGAACAACAGGACCTCACGGACATGGTAGATACTATGTCGTAAACAAACACATTAAACTTCCTAGTGTAACAACGATCTTAGGTGAAATGACTGATAAGTCTGGAATCGAGAAATGGAAAAAACGAGTTGGTGAAGAAGAAGCTAACAAAATATCTCACAACGCTGCTAGTCGAGGTACATTTATGCATGAATTAAATGAACGATATATGTACCTTTTAATGAATGAAAAAAACACTAATGGAATATTAAAGAAAACCTTCGAAGATGTCTTAGCTAAACCAGAAATGGCGGAAATCGCACCAGAAAACAAAGAAAATGGAAAAAATCTTTTTATGAAATTCTTAAACAATGGATCTTTTAATAGAGTTGAAAAATTACTTTATCAAGAAGAAGCAGTATGGTCTGGTCGTGGTGGTGGTTATGCAGGAACACTTGATAAAGCTGCTAAAATCGATGGAAAATTAAAGATAGTCGATTACAAATCTAGTAGAAAACCTAA